TGAGGCTCCATGCGCGGTACTGCGCCACAACACCTTCCAGCTCAATCAGCTTAGAAAACTTTAAGTTGGTTGGGTTCCTTTGGTAAAAGGTATAGCACCGCCTAACGGCTGAGAGCCAGGCTCGCAAAACCTGTTCTTCTCCCCACTCCCGTATAAGGGGCAGCAGGGATTCCCACAGCACGGGTGGAACAACGTTCTGTGCGGACCACACATCTTTACCCTTGGATCGCTTGCTAAGGATATCCAGTAAACCCTGGACCACCACGGCAAAGTGGTCGCGGAATAGCCAGGCCAACCTTCCGGTCGGCCCGAAAACCGCCTCCATGACAGCGACCTCATCCTGGTCGGATGAGGGGGATGGGTCTATCCACGGACCCGCCATGACTGGCATAGCGGACTCGTAATAGAGCCGCGCCAGATGTTCACCAGCGGTTCGCAGCTTCGCAGGCCGCAAGGTCTGCGCCAAGTTTAGGAACCATTCAGCACGGTCGTAGAACGACAGTCCTTCCGGGTTCCATCCTAGCCCCCAAGGCTCAGGCACACTTGCTAGTGCCTGTACCACTCGCCTTTGTCGGGGTCGTAGCAGGGCCATCACCCTCGGCCCGAGCTGTCGAGCAAGATCCATGAAGGAGTCATCTCCAAAGCCACCCCACTTGTACGCCGCATATATGGCGTCTCGGCTGATGAGTCGGCTTGTAAACTCAGCGTAGTTTTCCGATTCCAGGGATTTCTCCTCTGATACCGGTACGTCGAGCCTAGAGAGCACGTCGCGATAAAGCAGCGCGCACTCGCGGTCAAACCACACGATGTCGTCTCCGCACATTACGAAGAGATCTTCGTAGGGTACCCCTTTCGGAGCGGCCCTCTCGCTGATCCCCAAGCACAGCGCAAGATGAGCACCGGTAAACCCATTGAACGTAGGCTTCAGGCCAAGCGGTTGCCCGACCGTCCACGACAGGTACCCCCGTACAGGAGTTTCCTCCAAAGGGAACCTTCCGTCCTCGGGTAAGACCCACAACCCATCCAGGATGTCCGCATACAGAGCCAACCATGGTTCTGGCAGCCCTAAGCGTTTCCAGAGGCAAAACGTCAGCTGACGAGGCATGACGTCACTAGCCCCGGATAGATCCAGGGAATATGCGTAACCGTACTTGCGGAGAAGCTCCTGTGCTCTCGCGCGACCTCCATCCTGGTCAAACTGCCAGTTTCCCGGGACACCCGTATTGAGTGCCACAGTCCACCGGAAGAGTGGAGAGAGGGCCTGTTGCCAGACACGCGCGGGATTCGCAATGAACCTCGCCTTATATCCCGGTTCTTGGATGACTGCTATTCTACCACACCGTATCGTCCTGTAAAAGGGTTGCCCCCTCTGCTGAACGCTTTGGTACAATGCGAGCGCCAGTTGCTCGACCCCTTTCAGGGTTCCGCTAAGGATCCCCTTGTGACGGGCCATCATAGCAGGTGTCGCCACCAGCCACCATAGCGAGTCGAGGACCCCCTGGACATCCGGTACTGATCCGGATGGTAGGGGCGCCCGGAGTGAGTCTTTCGGCTCATACTCCAGAAGAGCGTCTCCCGTTGGAGCGCACCTGGGGAGAGACGAGTGGTAAGAGCGGATTATCTCCGCCCCTCGCTCCGTGTAGTAGGTAGCCTCTTGCAAGGCGTCCCTCGTTACCGGCGCGCGTCTCACACCCGATCTGAACTTCTCCCACTGACGGGAGGTAACACGTTCAGACCGAAAATGCGTGTAGCACATTAGGGCGTTCCAGGCGGCACAAAACCGCTTGCGCGGCAACCTCTCCAGGACCCCAAAGGGTCCCGCCACACGCATCGTGCCAGAAGCGCGTCGGGCTATCCAGTCTTTTGGACTGACGGAGCTGTGGTTATTGAGTGCAAGGAACATTCGGCGTAGGGACTTTAACCTCCCGACCGTCC